AGATACTTTAGATGCTAAGAAAGCTATATATGAATCCTGTGGTTTTCTCATGGGAGTTTCAAACGATCATGCAGTTATTGGATATAATAAAGACATGATTGAAAAAGGGAAGTACAAGGGATGTGGGTACATACCATTGTCTCTTATTACTAACGCACATTTAATGGATAGGAATTGCTAATGGATATGTTCAAAGGGTTTCCTTGGATGATGGCAGGGATGGTTATGGTAGGATGGATGATTGGTTATTACATTTGTCGATAACTAATGGACTCCTTAATACATGATGCTTGGGTGTTATTTACCGCTATCGGAGGGTGGATGATTAATCGTCTGACACAGAAAATAGATCATTTAGACAAAAAAATAGATCAACTGAGGTATACTTCTATAGAAAGATTTGAGTATAAAAAGGACGTAACTCAACTACATAACAGATGCAACGAACTAGAAAAAAGGAAACAAAATGCACGAAATATTTGATATGTTTATGGGGCAACAATGGTTTCAAATAGCAGGTGAAATTGTTCTTATTTTCACTGCAATAACTGGAGCTTTGCCTGATAGGTGGGTACAAAGAGTGCCTATGTTAAGCACTGTATGGCCTATATTTAATTGGCTTGCGGGTAATGTATTTAATAATATTAATCACCCTAATGGTATGTCAGCCAAGCAAGAAGTGGAGGAAGATATTGACAGAGCTAAAGCTAAGGTTAGGAAGCGTGAGTCTCTGCCTGATGTTCTTGACGGGCTGTAGCACCGCAACTGAACTAATAGCACCTGTAGTTAACTTTGGGTTAGGACTTTATAACGCTGATACATATTACTCAAAGGAGTGTGCTTGGTATGAAGAAGTAAAATTTAGTCAAGCATCTAAAGATATACTTATGGAATACCCTGAGTTAACTACAGATTTAGCTAAGGTAGCTAGAAATAACGATATATATAAAGAGGTATGTGATGAGTAATGGAACAGTTAAAGATATGGGAGAGTTACATGGGTTATTGGCTAGAACATTGGCTGAGACAATTAAATCAGGTGAAGCTACTCCGGCACATCTCAATGTTGTTCGTCAGTTCCTCAGAGACAATAACATTGAGTGTCTTGGCACTAATAATGAAGATGTGAGAGCACTTGTAGAAGAACTCCCCTTTTCCACAGATAACTTGAGAACTAATTAATGGCTTCTAAAAAAGATAAAAAAACAGCCTCTATATTGTCAAAGTATTTTTCAGACAGTGAAAAATCAGATTTAATTAATATGTTGACGTATCACGAAGGTGGTTTTTATTCTGTTGCATACATGGATTCTAAAAATATACCCACTGCAGGGGTTGGTGTTAATTTATCAAACGTACAAAATTTAACACAAAAACAAAAAGCAGGTCAAGAAGCTATAGATGCTAAACGGTTACAGAAGATATTTATAAAAAGACTTAATAGGTCAACTTCTGATGCCATTTCTTTTGTTGGTGGTACAAAATCATTTCGTAAACTTTCAACTATTAGGAAAAGTGTTTTAGTTCAGATGGCTTTTAATATGGGGTTAACAAGATTAAACGGTTTTAAGAGGTTTAAGACATATACTAGAGCAGCTATAGCCGCTAAAGGACAGAAAGAGGAGTTAGGTCTTTGGTCAAATGCTCAGATGGAGATGATAGATTCTGATTGGCATGATGATGTGGGAATGAGAGCTTTAGACTTTGAAAAAAGTTTTTTAGCTGACAATTACTATATATCTGATAACCTTCAAACTCCTCAAACATTATTAGATTTAGCAGGTAAAAAGAACGCTATTGCAGCTAAACACGATCAAGAAGAACTTAGAAAATTGGCTACACCTCAAACAGAAGTTGATCCTGTAGAGAGAGCAAAAAAGATATTAAAAATATCTTCTGTTAAACCGATAGGATTAAGTGCTACTCAAAAGGGTAAATTTCGTGATCAATCGAAAGATGCGGATAAAATTGAACGTGCTTATGAAGAACTGTATAAACGAGGACTTAAAAAAGAAGTTTTAAATAAACGTAAACAATTAAGTGATGGACATTATAGTCGTGAGGATCATATGCAAGGCACTCTAGAACAACCAAAATTAAATGTTCCATCATTAAATAAAACTTTTAATTCTTCAGGTTTGGAGATTGAACCTCCAATTAAACGAGTTAGTCCAAACCCTAATAAAAGACGAATATTTAAAGACCCTAAAAAACCAACTGAATTTATGTCTGAGGAAGACCCTACAGATGAAAACTTTCAGAACACATTTCTTAATAAATACACTATTTAAATAATGTCACAAATAGATAATATTAAAGGTGATTTTAGAAACTTTTTATACCTTGCATGGAAACATTTAGCGTTACCTGATCCAACGCCTATACAGTATGACATAGGTGAGTACTTACAATCCGGGCCAAAGAGACTGATTATCCAAGCTTTTAGAGGCGTAGGTAAGTCTTGGATTACTTCAGCATTTGTAGTATGGAAACTTTTGGTAGACCCCCAGTTAAAATTCTTGGTGGTCTCCGCATCCAAACAGAGGGCAGATGACTTTTCTACGTTTACTAAAAGAATCATTAATGAAATGCCAATCCTCCAACATCTCAAAGCGAGAGAAGACCAACGAAATTCTAATGTGGCTTTTGATGTTGCTCCTTCTAGGGCTGCCCATGCTCCTAGTGTTAAGTCTGTTGGTATCACTGGTCAGATAGTAGGATCAAGAGCACATATTATTATTGCAGATGACGTTGAGGTATTATCCAACGCTTTAACCCAAGTAATGAGGGATAAACTAGGGGAAGTTGTAAAGGAATTTGATGCTGTAGTTATGCCAAAGGTAGGTCGTATAGTCTACTTAGGAACGCCTCAGGTAGAAGAAAGTTTATATGCAGGACTTCAAGGTAGGGGTTATGAATGTAGAATATGGCCTTCTAAAATGCCCTCTAATAAGCTAAAAGAATTTTATGGACATAGACTAGCCCCATTTATTATAGATATGGGCAAGCCAGTAGGAGAACCCACAGACCCTCTCAGGTTTGATTCTCTTGATTTAACAGAACGAGAAGCTTCCTATGGTAAATCAGGGTTTGCCTTGCAGTTTATGTTGGATACTAGTGGAGAGGATGATCAAAGGTATCCCCTTAAATTAAGTGATCTTCTTATTATTCCTCTTACTACAGATCAAGCTCCCGGTAGAGTATTGTATGGTAAAGATGAGTTAATGGATTTACCTGCAGTTGGACTATCAGGTGACTATTTTTATAAACCCTTTGAGGTATCTAATGATTATTATGATTATAGTGGGTCTGCTATGCACATTGACCCTAGTGGCAGGGGATCAGACGAAACTGGATATGTAGTCACTAAAGAATTAAACGGTAAAATCTTTGTGTTAGCTGTAGGTGGGCTTAAAGGTGGCTACGATAAACCCACTTTACATGAATTAGCTAAGATTGCGGCTGAACATAAAGTTAATGTAGTAGAGATAGAAGCAAACTTTGGTGATGGGATGTATACTGAAATATTTAAACCAATATTGTTTAAGTATCATCAGTGTCATATAGAAGAAATCAAGCATCATAAACAAAAAGAAGCTAGAATTATAGACGTATTAGAGCCTATAATGAACCAACATAGACTTATAATAGACTTAAATGAAGCCAAAAGAGACTATGAGGAGAATAAAGACGAACCTCGTAGGCAGTTGTTTTACCAAATGACTCGACTTACAAGAGATAAGGGTTCACTTCAGTATGATGATAGGATAGATACTTTATCTATGGGAGTGAATTATTGGGTAGAACAAATGGCGGCTGACGAAAATAAAGCTTATGTAGATCGTCAGGAATATCAACTTGAAGAAAACATCAGGTCTTTTATGGAGAAAACAGGAGCTATGCAAGATGAGGGTGATGTTTGGGTAAAGGTTTAAATGATATGGTTACTAATGGTAGTATACCTTAATCTTTCTGATGTACCACCTCATATTGATCATGCAGAAATTGTAGGTAGTTTTCAAAGTGAACAATCGTGTATTAAAAAACAAAAAGAATTTCTTGAACAAAGTAAAGATGTGCAAGTTCCAGATAATTTTAACTTAGGGTGTATTCCTTTTAAAAGAAAGGTTATGTGACATGGCGATTCCAGTGGCAGTACTTTTAGGACAAGCAGCGAGGTTAGGACTTGGGGCTGTAGCAAGAAAGTGGAGTAAAAAGAAACTCATTAGAGAAATAGCTAAGAAAACAAGTAAACAAAAAGATATGGCTGCTAAAACTAATACTGGACGAGGAGCTAAAAGACACTTTAAATCTAAAACTGGTAAAGGCAGTGCTAAAAGGAATGTTCCTACAGACTTATCTATTAAGGATTAGACATGAAACTTCCAGATACTAAGAATAGATATAAGTTAGAAGATCAAGTTTTAAGAAAAATGTTTAGAGAGAACAGACGGTATAATACAAGAATAATCCAAAATAAAAAGAAGGATAGCATTAATGGATGTTGTAAAAAAACAAGATACCCTCCTTCGGGGTATGATTGAAATACCAGTAACACAAGCAACAGAGTTAGTACAATGCGGTACATATAATACAGTATATCCACCAACTAATAAGGAGTCAGTAAATGACAAAGAAGATTAGGGGAGATGTTGGAAATTCGGGGTTCAATTCAACCCTCGGTAGACCTAATCCAACCCCATCCCCAAAGAATACCCGACATCTAACGGTTAAAAATAAAGGTGCTCGGTCACTTTCCACTCGTTTTCCCTATGATAGCAACAAGGGAGAAATTCGTAACCACAGTCACTAGGAGAGACAATGCCAAAACGTAAAGGTTATCCTAATCCAAAGCCTAAGGCTAAGAGAGCACCGACAGGTACTTCCCCCAAACGTGGGGGTAAACCCTCGCAAAAGCCAGTAAAACTTCGGGTTTATTAAAGTGTACTGGGGGTTATCCTATGGGTAATCCCCAACATTTTATTACAAAAATCTGAAGGGGTATATAAACGCTAGCGATCAGCGTTTTTCCCCATATGGCCTTTGTTCCTTATTAAAGAAAACTCGAAATTAACATTTATTAAAATATTTTAACACTTCAGCGTCCTTAACTTAAATATAAACCCACAATAAACACATGGTACAACACAGCCTAAGGTATACTTAGGGTTATCATTCGGTTAATTGTAGGTGGCGTGTGTCTCTTTGTTGGGGTGTTTTATTTTTTTACTATCTTTTAATAGTTGTAAGTACTTGTATTTAAAGGTGCTGCCAATCGGCACGACACGAACCAACAAACAATAAACAATTATTTACAATTATTTACATTTATTTTAATCTATATAACTCCTTATTTTACAAGAAGTTATCCCGGTTTTGTCAAAATACTTATTTTTTTTTGTTTGACAAGGATTAGTTTTTCTATATGATCACATTATGATTAATTTAACAAAGGAGAAACCATGTTAGTAGACGCAACAATAGCAGATGGAAAGCAGACGGTAATACCATCAAAAAGAGATAGCATTGTACTGATAGCGTGTGAATCTAGCGGTACACTTAGAGACAAGTGCATTAATAATGGAATTCTAGCGTACTCAGTAGACTTAGAGTGGGCGGACGGTGAACATAAAGAAAACCACATTCAAGGAGATATATTTACTGCCTATGAATATTTAAGCGCACGCTATAACATCAAAATATTAATAGGTCATCCACCTTGTACCTACAATACCAACAGTTCTGTTGGGTGGTTATGGGATGAGAAACCATCCACCGACACTTGTAAACGAGGCTTTGATAGGTACAAGGCTATGATTGATGGGGCTAACTTTTTT